GAATACTCAATGGCAATATCACATCATCAGGCATTGGATCACAGTACACGATCTTCATAGTTCCTCGCGTGTTAACGAATACAGTAACTCCAATCGGTTGTATACATCATCCAACTCTGAATCGCTATCTACCTCAACGGTTGTGTTAGCGATAACCTCAAACGCAAGATTTTTAGTGTTAATAACCGCTATGTGCGCAATGATCTTGCGCTTACCATCACGCATCGTGACGTTGAGCGTTGTTTGGAGATGTATACCCTTCATGATTACTTGGTACTGAAATAGATCTTGTGGTCACTCAGCATCTTGCCGAACTCGTTGAGTGTTGCGTATATCGCCACACGTTGGGACTGCGCCACCGTGTTCACAAAGATCGACTGCATCTCAGCCTTCATACGGAACACATACTTGACTACCTTCTCTGCGTCCTCACGCTTATCAACACGTGATACAAACTGGAACACTTGCACAAGCTGTGCAGTAGGATTGTCAGACAGCGGTGCGTTGTCAGGGTCAGCGAGCACACGATCAAGTGAGCAGATGTCACGTCCGAAACGAATGAACGAACTCAAAGCCTCAGCAGTAGTTGCACCAACAGTACCCACAAGAGCACACTCAAGAGTATCGTCATCCAACACCCCATCACCTGCATTAAGTATGTCACTAGCCGCAACGAGGCTGCGAGGAGTAGCGTAGGCAACAGCAGTACTGCGAGGATTAAAAATATAACCATTGTCTTTTGAGAGATCCTTACCTTCATACTTGCCGCCTTTCTCATAATCTAAAAATGAATCAAACACCATTGGGAAGTTGTGACAGAACGCAAGCACGTTCGCATTGACCCCTGCGTTAACTGCATACTCGTTGATCCACTCTCCCATCGTAGGCTTACGCATCTTGACGAACGTCAAACGATTACGCAAGTGTGCCTGTATAGAATCGCCAAGACCCTCGACTGCAAGATTGGTAAAGCATACGACCACGCTACCCTCAGGCAAGTGATAGTTACCAACACGTCTCTCGTAGATGATTGGTGCGAGTACGTTCTTAATAAACTGCGGTGCTTTAGCGATCTCATCGAGCGCAATCAGTATCGGCTTGCTACCGTTGATACCCTTTTGGTTGGTCTTTGATACACCGAACCGCTCATTGGGTAACTCACGTGACACACCATGCTCACGGTCCAGGTCCGGCATCCACACACTGCCATCGGATAACTGTGTGCAATCAATAGGATCGACTGCGATGTGGTTCGCGAACTGTGGCATAGCCTTGAGCGCATGGAACAGCGCGGTCTTACCGATACCATTCTCACCCTCGACAATAACTGTACGCTTGTGCCCGACAGTTGCCACTAAAGATTGCACTTGTTTGAAAGATAAAAAGTTTCTCATGTTGCTAACTCCTGTAAAGATTAAAAACTGGGGTGAGATTTAACCCCACCCCGATAAGGGAACTCTAGTATACCACGGATTGTCAATCCTTTTACAACTTGTCAAACTCCTTAATAAAAATTATTGGTATAGGGGAAATCCCCTGGCTTGCAGAACTTTGGTATTAGTTCCTTCCCACTAACACGTTTGCCTATGGTGCGTACCAAACGGTCGAGCAACGCCTTCTCTAGTTGCTTCTCTGTTACTAGCTCGTTGTTGTTGGTCAGCATTTCAACGTGGTACTCACGAGAGAACGCACGAGCGGTATACCCTAGCCTATCGTGGATGCGCCTACTCATCATGCTGTCATACACTAGCTGTGCGCTGTCATGGATGATCGTGTTGACCGCAATGTCTCGTATCGCATCGGAGTCAGGACAATTAAAGAAGTCACGCATACTCTCACGCTCACCATACGATACCGTTGAGCCCTGACCAAACGGGATGCCCTTGCTGTGGTCATATCTGAAACCATCTAGGTACTCAGGTATCCTGAACATGCACACAGATACGAACGGTCTAAAGAAGTCACGTATCGCTTTGTTACGCATCTTATCCTCATCGTTTGATATGCTACGGTACAACTGCATGTGTGTTGAGCGATCAACGATGATCTGGTTGCGGTTATCGAATAGTAGCTTTGTATCCTCTAGCCCACCACGTATAGGCACGAGTGCCACATCGCCTGTCGTTGTCAAGCATGGCTGATCGAACGTGACGTTAAGTACGCGATCCATAAATTGCTTACTGGTACTACTACTGTGATATGAATACTGGCGCAACTCGTTACCGTCCGCATCGGGGTGGTGAAACCTAGCCATGATCTGCTTATATAAATGCAACTCATAACCTTGATCTACCTTAACGATACGGTAATGGCGCTGATACTTACCGTGCAATGGGCGCTCGTTGTCCTCCCATATTCTCTTGGTGCGCCACGTTGGTAGCGGTGTGCTCTCATAGAACGCCTTTGCCTTGGCGTATGAGTTGACTGATCCAATGTGTCTGATGTTGTTGCTAAACATAATTACCTCCTGTTAAAAAGTTGTTTTGAGTTCATGTACTGTGTAGATGTACTCGCCTACTAGATCGCCTTCATAGTTATCACTTACCTGCTCTGTTTCTTCTCCGTCCTCGCCTATCTGAACGACTGCCCACTCTGCGTCAAAAGTTTCCTCCGCATAGCGCATGAGTTCGTAGTGACATTTAACATCGTCATAGGTTTCGTACCACTTCACATCGCTGTACTGAAACGTCATGATCGGATCTTCTTTGTGCGGTGCTTCGTCCGTATCCCACGTCCACTCGGCGAAACTTTTATCATCGTTAAAGTTGTCCGCTATGCTACCGCCATGCGCCTTCGCAAGCACAACGAACCGTTCTCTATCCTCAAGGGATTTGAATTTGATAATCCCTGCAACGTCTGATCTGTATCCCATGTTATACCTCCGTAGTTATAGTGCCACCAGTTATGACGAACTTGGTGTCGTTAAGGATTTCCTGTATCTTGTCATGCAACATGTCATCGAGTGCGCTGTCTATCCTGTCATCCACGATCTCGCCACATGCACTGCTGAAGTCGTAGTTGTCCATTGCATCGTGTGCTATCTCCGCTATATCGCTACACTCATAGTGCATATGTTCCGCTTCATGTAAGTTGATCTCATGTTGGGCTATCTTAGACATCTTGTCATAAAGCTCCTCATTGATCGCGCTGAGTGTTGCGTGGTTGGCAAGTATCTCTGACACACGCCTATCGACTATCGCATTGATGTGCGTGTCGATGTCTTTAAAGATTGCAAGTAAAAGTTCATTCATAATGTTTTCCTTTTTAAATCGTAATTCTTTTCTACTACTTCAAGGGTGATCTCCTCGATGTCGCTACGCTCAAAGTGCGGTAGATGTAAATGGTTCCTGTAGACACTGAGCAATTCAACACATATATCCGTGATTCTTGCATCGAATGCGGCGTTGATTACTGCAAGCGTTTGGTGGCGCTCCATGATCTGCGCCACTCGTTTGTCTACCAATTCGGTAATTTGTTTTTCGTCCATTGCTTTCCCCTGAGTTTAAAAATGCGTAAGGGAAGTCCCCTACGCCACAAAAAGCTGACACCCGTCATGCGTTGACTAAGAGTCTCCACAGTCCGACCACCACCGCCACGGCAAAGATGACGGCAAACGCTAGGTTGACTAGCGCATGCAAGATACGTTCTTTAAGTGGGTTCATGTTATTCTCCTTGATAAGTAAATAGTTCTACTAACTTGACACTCGCTTGCTCGATCACTCGTTCCTTCATGTCAGCGTAGTAATCGTTGTCCCTCACAAAGTCCATCGGGTCAGCGTATAGACAACCGCCGAGGATGTCAGAGGCAAGCTCGATACCGCACTTGTGCGCCTCCACTTTAGCCACGAACCACGTCATCTCCCCTCGGTTTATCTTGGCTACTAGCTCTTTTATCTCATCATCTTCGAAGTGGTCACGAAGCGAATCGGTCTCATACGTCCACGAAAAGAAAATGTCGAACTGCCCGCACTTCTCATGATGCACTCTTTCCCATTGGTCACTCATTGCTTTCTCCTTTGTAAAACTCGATGCTGAATAAATATAACCACATCAGTTGATCTTTGCCTTGGTTAAAAGAACGCTCCGCGTGCCACAGGTTCATTGCCTCTACCACAGCGGGCGATGGCCTAGAAATTTTTGGTTTGCGTTGTGGTCTTGCCTTGATGGGCACTTGGATACGTCTAAGGGTTTTGTCATACCCATCCCTGTGCACACCGATGTTGATCTTGCCGTTCTTGATAGACACGCATATCTCAATGTCGTTGTGCAGGGTCAGGTGTTTGGCACTTATGCCGTTGGGCGAGCGCACCACAGACCAGTCATTCAGTTTCATTTGCTTTCTCCTTTAAAAAAGTGGGGTTACGATTAACCCCAGTTACTATCACAGATCTGTCCAAGGCGTGTTGTCTGGCGTTTGATCCATGACATACCGCTTGGGTTTATTGTTTGCTTTGTAGTTCGGGCGTTCCCAATTCCCAAAGAGTTGAGCAAACGCCATCTCTGTCACTTGCTTTATCTTCAGGTTGTGCATCACCGCATAGGCGTAGATGTCGTTATGTAAACGCTCCGTAATGTTTAATGATTTAGCTTTAGCCATTTAGTTTCCCCTTTAAAATTTCGTTAACACTAATAAATCCTCGCTCACTCTGTGGTACTGCAACCCATGCGTCTCGCATAGATTGCAAATGGGTCTGACTGAACGCCTCTCGCCAGTCCTCATAGGGTATATCCCTATCCCCCTCATCCTTACGATACGCCATCGTGTCCCTGACATCTTCAAGTATTGCTAAACACGTTATGCAATACTCAGTTAAATGCGGGCGGTTAGATATTCTTTTTAGCGTAGTGTTTAGCTTTCTAATCTCGGCACGTACGGGTTTGAGTAGTTCGCCCCATCTTTGGGCGAACAGTTTGTTCCATGTTTTCTTACGCACACGTGAGAGCCTTTGCTTTTTACGCTCGGCGCGATAGCGCAAATGTGCCTCTGCTATCGCGGGTTTAATCGCCCCGTCAATCACCATCTCCTCAATTTGACGGTAAGACTTTTTTATCAATGGCTTTTGTTTGGGTCTGCACTCGTGACAGTATTTAGATACCGCATCAAGGCGGTAATTGCCAATGTGCCCTCGTGCTATTGTCTGTGCATAGGTCAGCTTATATTTATAACTCTTAATTGGTTTACTTAGCGCACACTTGGCGCAGGTCTTGTGTGTGAGGTGGGTATCGTTTGACAAAATACGCTCCTAAATTTAATTGTTAAGTACACGAAATTATAACTGTGTCCGACACTTGTCGCAACTAGGGATTCTACCGTGCTTGTCGTATGCCCCGTAAATACTAGCGTTGCGCTGAATTAAGTTCGTTTTAAGCCCGAAAAAAATAAAGTGAATGGGGGGTAGCCGAAGCCGAGCTTTCGAGGGTGTGTCCACTTATGCACGCCCATATATATATATCTCTAATCTCTATTATTATTATATAGTGTGTTTAGTTCTGGACACCGCCAGTATTCATGCGGGTTCTGAGCGACACGGTAGTTTTTACGCATGATAAGCATGGTGGGTAAGCTGTCCAATGACTATTTGGTAACGTGTTGTGGAGAACTGGGGTTACATTTAACCCCAGTCGCTGAAGTGCCCTCAGAACAAGGGTCTTTGTCGCGCCTTGGCTGAACGCTTGAAGGCTTGAAAGTCCTGGCGTTCTTTCTCCCGCTTGAGGTACTCGGCACGTTGATAGGGCGTGAGAGTTGATAGGTATTGTTCGCGCCGTAGTGCTACGGCTTTGCTGAACCATTCGGGTGCACTCATGCTATCTGCTTCCTTTGATTGGCACTACACCATTGTTACGCATGATAGTCTTGAAGTCATCATCTTGTATGCGCTCTCTGATTTCACGCCGAGTCTCGGCTTTGTTGCGGATAGTCTCCTTCGCTTTGCGTGCCCATGTACGGTCTTTGATTGTGTATGATTTGCTCATGGTTGATTCTCCTTAGATTAAGTTTCTGATTTCGTTGACTGACAGTTCGCGGTATTCAATGCCATGTAAGCCTAAGCGTACTTTGGATTGATGCCTTGATGTAGTAGGTGAGTATTTGCTAGAGTTTACGAACCACAGATTGTCACGACATAGTGCAATGGGGAAGTGTTCGCCGTAGCTGAACACGATGTATGTATCGCCCCGCTGTTCACCGTATAGTGATTTGTTGCACGTGAACGGCTTACGCTCGGCGATTAAATTGGATACAGTTTTTAAAGTTGTTTTCATGGTTGATTCTCCTGGTTGACAATTAAAAGAACAGCGCAAAGACTCCCCGCCTTTGCGCCCTCGGGAAAAACTCGGGTTAATTTTCACCCGAGTGCCTTCAAGAAACGGCGTTGCTCTGATGCACTCAAAGCATTGAACTTCTTGAGTAACAATGCAACCTCATCAGTCTTTGCACGCACACCGCCAGTCTTGGGTTGCTCGAAGATTACACGGAGCACGTATTTCACGGCGTTATAGGCGGGCGTGTCTTTCTCAAACGTCATACCTCCGCGCTGACCCTCATGTGCCTTCACGTTGAAACGACCCTCCGCCCACTTGATAGCATGGGGCTTTGCCTCCTCCTTAGTGGTAATACCGTGTTCGCCGAGTAGGGCGAACAACTCGGCTTGATTATCAAATGCACGATCAAAGATAATAGAGATAGATGTAGTTGCTTTAGTCATAGTGACCTCCAAATGAATCGGTAGACTCTGAATGAATCCTTGAACCGATGCCTCTATTGTATCTCAACGTGCTACCAAATACCCTTGACATGAGCTAAGTCGTTGATTTTAAAGGGTTTTTTCTATCCTTGGTGTACCCAATATCTAGGGCTTTGCTAGGGCTTCGGCGTACGTTTTCCCCCATTTTTCCCTAGAAAACGGCGTTTTCGGCGGACTTTGCCGTATCCTTAGACCCCACCGTACCCCCATGACCCTCTTTCATGGTAACCATGCCCCCTCCGCAGCAACACTGTTTGTGAGGCGCAAATCAATTTTTTGTAAAACCTTATACACCTGCCCAAAAATTTTTTAAAAAATTTAGAAAAAACCGGGTATACTAAATTCCGAGGTGGTACTGCGGGTTAGCGCCGTAGTGGGAAATTGCTTGTTCATACTATATCGACACTGCTTTATGTGGACCACCTCACCCAAGAAGTATGAAGATTAGGAGCGCCGCAGTCGCTACCCCGAAACGCACGGGGGATAGTCTTCATATTTGTTGGTAGTAAAGCAAGGCGGTAAAAACCGCCGGGCCTTAGATGACCACTAGACCTCTACCTGTAAGTCGAACCAGTCTATCTACCAACAACCCATAATGCGGAGTAGCTCAAACAGTCAGAGCCCCGGCACATCAGCTGGGAGTGTTGGTGGTGCAAATCCATCCTCCGCAACCAAAAAAATACCCCAGACGAGCTGGGGCAGAAGTGATCCGAAGATCAAGGAGAAGTAAACGCTTGCGCGATCACTCCAAAGTATTATATACTCAGGCCATCGAAAGTTTTTAGGACTTCGCAAATGTTTGAGAATTTGGTGCAATTTGAGCCTGACATCACCAAGTCAGGATTTACTGAGCTGGACGACGCGTCAGCCCAGCAGGTGCTCGACGCCCAAGTAAAAACGGCAGACTGGTTAGCTGAGCTTGGCGCCACACTAGATGACGAGATAGATGAAGTCATCGAAACCGAGTCCGCCAGAAAGACATTTCAAAAATTAATTACAACGACAGACGAAGAAGCTTCCAAGGAAGCGCTTGTTTCTATTAAAACCCCAGAAGCTGTGCGCCACTTAACTGGCATGTTAACTGCTTACGACTGGGAGTTTATTGAGCAAGCCAAGCAACTGAGAGGTTATACGGTTGCTAAGATCGTTGAAGAAACAAAGAATTCAAACGCCAATATACGGCTAAAAGCGCTGACATTGCTCGGTAAAGTCACAGAAGTTGGACTGTTTACCGAGAAGATTGAGATTAAAAAGGACGAGTTGTCCGACGCAGAACTCGAAATGCGTATCAAAGAGAAGCTCAATCGCTTCATGGGTGTAGTGGACGTTGTCGATATAGAGAAAGCGCCAGACACCTTGGATATAGAAATGACCAGCGCCACATATGAACTTACAAAACCTGACGACACTCAGCAAGCTTGAGCTGCAAGCGCTGATGAAGGCGCTGCCCAAGATGTCGCTTCAGGACAAAATGGAGCTGTTTGAAGATTTAGAGGTGCGTGAGCGCCGGGCAAGACTAGCATCTGCCGAACAGTCCATGCTTGGGTTTGCATCTGCGGTGTACCCAGGATTTAAGATCGGACCGCACCACAAAAAGCTGGCAAAGATCTTTACAGACGTGATCGAAGGTAAAAAACGACGCGTCATTATTAATATTGCACCCCGTATGGGTAAGTCTGAGTTCAGTTCTTACCTGTTTCCTGCCTACTTTTTAGGCAAATTCCCCGACAAGAAGATCATTATGGGCACCCACACGGCGGGTTTGTCTGAGGATTTTGGACGCCGGGTGCGTAACTTGATTGATTCTGAGGAATACCATGAGATTTTTCCTGCAACAAACGTGGCAGATGACCAAAAAGCTGCTGGTAAATGGTCTACGTCTGCTGGTGGACAGTACTATGCTGCTGGTGTTGGGGGCGCTCTTGCTGGTCGCGGTGCTGATTTGTTTGTTATTGATGATCCCCATTCCGAGCAAGACGTTAAAGCAAATTCGAGACTGGCTTTTGATACCGCCTGGTCGTGGTTCCAAACAGGACCGCTCCAACGTTTGATGCCGGGGGGCGCGATCATTGTGATTATGACGCGCTGGTCCATGCTGGACCTGACGGGACGGCTGTTGGATTACCAGATCAAGAATCCTGACTCATTGCCGTGGGAGTTGGTTGAGCTTCCCGCCATATTGAATGAGGGCACGCCAGAGGAGAAGTCCCTTTGGCCTGAGCAGTGGAAGTTAGATGTTTTAAAAACAACAAAAGCGTCGATTGATCCCAAGTTCTGGAACGCGCAGTACATGCAGCAACCCACGATGGACACGGCAGCGATCGTGCCCAGGAAGTCGTGGAAGATTTGGGACAAAGAAGAACCCCCGCAGTGCGAATACGTGATCCAGTCCTGGGATACGGCGTTTGAAACCAAGAACAATTCGGACTATTCAGCGTGTACAACATGGGGCGTGTTTTTCAATGAGTACGAGAAGATGCGTCCGCACATCATATTATTAGACGCGTTCAAGGATAGAATGGCGTTTCCGGAGCTCAAACAAGCCGCACTCAAACACTACAAGAACTGGGAACCTGACGCGTTCATTGTGGAGAAAAAGGCAAGCGGTGCGCCGTTGATACAAGAACTCAGAGCAATGGGTATCTATGTACAAGAAACAAATCCAAGCCGAGGCAACGATAAGATGGTGCGGCTAAACGCCGTGTCTGACTTGTTTGCTTCAGGCGTCGTGTGGGCACCAGACACACGCTGGGCTAGAGAAGTCATTGAGGAGATAGCAGTATTTCCAGTTGGTGAACACGATGACTACGTGGATACGACCACGCAAGCGTTAATGAGATTTCGACAAGGCGGGTTTGTTCAGCTTGACTCGGACGAACGCGATGACCCCATTCACTTTAAAAGGAGGCAACATGCGTACTACTAAGATCGCAATGTACAAATTTCTAGATAAAAAAATAATGGATTTAATTTCGTGGCTGTACCTCAAGCACACGCGGATACACATCAAGCTCTTAGTTGAGCAAACAAAAGACGCCAAGCCGTACCCAGCGCCAGATGAAGCTGAGCTTCACAGAGCGTTTGAAGAGTTTGGTTTAAGTTATGAAGACGCAAAAGCGACGTGTTTCATGTCGCGCACTGAATTAATAAGGAATCCCTAATGGCTACCAATATAGATAAAGCACTTTACTCTGACACGCAAGGCGCAGATCCCAGTCACATAGACGAACCCATTGAAATTGAGATTGTTGACCCAGAAGCGGTGAAGATCCATGCAGGTGATATGGAGATGGAGCTCAAGCCAGACGGCGAAGGCGACGATTTTTATAAAAATTTAGCTGAAGATATGCCTGACAGTGTCATGTCAACTTTGGCAAGTGATCTAGCAGACGATATTGAGAACGATAAAAATTCCCGCAAGGACTGGGAAAAAGCGTATGTAATGGGACTCAAGCTACTGGGTCTACAGTACGAAGAAAGAACGGAGCCTTGGAACGGAGCATCAGGTGTCTTTCACCCAATGATTACTGAAGCCGTAGTGCGATTCCAAAGTGAAACAATCACCGAGATGTTCCCAGCGCAGGGTCCGGTTCGTACAAAAATTTTAGGTAAAGAAACACCAGCTAAAAAGCAAGCTGCGATTCGTGTTGAAGATGACATGAATTATGAGCTGACCGAGGTGATGGTCGAGTTCAGACCCGAGCACGAGCGCATGCTGTGGAGCCTTCCAGCTACGGGCTCCGCATTTAAGAAAGTCTATGACGACATCACACTAGGTCGCCAAACATCGGTGTTTGTACCCGCAGAAGACGTGATTTTGCCCTACGGTACGACCGACATGGACACTTGTTACCGTATGACGCACGTCATGCGCAAGACCAAGAATGAGATTGTTAAGCTACAAAAAGCGGGTTTTTACCTAGATTTTGAGCTGCCAGATGCGACACAGGTACGTGATGATATCCAAAAAGCCAAGGATCAAGAGACTGGATTCAACGACTTAAACGATGATCGTTATGTAATTTATGAAGTTCACGTCGACCTGGATTTAAAAGGTTATGAAGATGTGGACGATGAGGGCAACGAAACTGGCATTGCACTTCCTTATGTGGTAACCTTAATCAAGGGCACAAACGACATATTGTCGATACGCCGCAACTGGAAAGAAGACGATGAAAACAGACTTAAGCGACAACACTTCGTCCACTACCAATACATCCCAGGATTTGGAGCCTACGGCTTCGGACTCTTCCATCTTATTGGTGGATTTGCAAAGTCTGCCACCTCGATTATGCGTCAACTGGTCGACGCAGGAACTTTATCTAACTTGCCCGGAGGACTTAAGTCGCGTGGACTTCGCATTAAGGGTGATGACACTCCCATTGCACCAGGAGAGTTCCGCGACGTTGACATTGCGTCAGGTCCGCTAAGAGACAACATATTACCGCTCCCATACAAGGAGCCAAGTGCGGTTTTAGCCGGATTACTGGAAAAGATCGTCGAAGAGGGGCGCAGATTCGCGGCTACTGCAGATATGCAGATCAGCGATATGTCCAGTCAAGCACCGGTTGGTACAACCCTTGCACTTATTGAGCGTCAGTTAAAAGTGATGTCTGCGGTGCAGGCGCGTATGCATTACACGTTTAAGCAAGAATTAAAACTGCTTGCCGCGCTGATCAAAGAAGACACACCTGTTGACTACGACTATGAGCCTGAGTATGGGTCTAAGACAGCTAAACAGTCTGACTACGATGAAGTCGACATCATTCCAGTTAGTGACCCCAATGCAGCGACTATGTCGCAACGTGTTGTTCAGTACCAAGCGGTCATTCAAATGGCGCAAATGGCACCAGATATTTATGATTTGCCAGAGCTTCACAGGCGCATGTTAGAAGTAATGAACATCAAGGGCGCAGATAAGCTTGTACCGTTGCCTGATGACATCAAGCCTGCAGATCCCGTTACAGAGAACGTTGCGATTATTAAGATGGAGCCTGTCAAGGCGTTTGAATACCAAGATCACCAAGCGCACATCACTGTGCACATGGCGGCTATGCAGGACCCGATCATGCAGCAGCTCATTGGTCAGAACCCAAATGCGCCTAAGATTCAAGCAGCGATGACTGCCCACATTGCGGAGCACGTAGGTCTGGAGTACAAGAAACAGATCGAAGCGCAGCTTGGCATGGCGATACCGACTCCTGACGACGAGCAAAAGATCCCACCACAGATCGAGTTCCAAATGTCGCAGCGGATGGCGCAGGCGGCTCAGGCGGTCCTCCAACAACATCAGCAACAAGCGGCTCAGCAGCAAGCACAACAAGCAGCGCAGGATCCGATGATGCAGTTGCAAAAGCAAGAGCTCGAGCTCAAACAGCAAGAGTTGCAAATCAGAGCCCAGGAAGCCCAGGCTAAACAAGCCCAAGCTCAGGCGAACCTGCAGCTTAAGGCAGAAGAGTTCCAGGCACGTCAAGCCATGGAAGGACACAAAGTTCAGATCGGGGCAATGGAGAAAGCCGGTCGTCTCATGATGGACAACAAACGTGTTCAAGTAGACGCAGTAGGTAAAGCTATGCAGGGTACGGCAGAGCATAAGCGCCTCAAAATTGATGCGGCTAATAAACAAGCGCAGTTTGAAGAAAGACGAAAAGACCGCGAGGTGGACTTGTACAAACATAGAACCCAGCACGAACATGAAGGCTATGAGAGCGACGCTCAACGTATGCACGACCAAGAGATGCAGGCTAATCAGACTGCCCCACAACCCAAGGAGAAACCTACTAAATGATAGTCAACTTCGCATCCACGTTGCGCAAACAATTACGTGACCAAATGAACAATTACGCTGACGACTTAGCAACTGGTCAGTGCACCACTTTTGATCAATATCAAAAACTTTGCGGGGTGATTTCGGGTCTAGCCATCGCAGAGGGTTTATTACTTGACCT